GTAATCACGTCAACTTTTTTCATTTTTTCCTCATATGTAAGGGAAGCAGACAAACAAATGGTAGGATATCTTACACTTAAAGGTCAAGGATTCCTACATTACAAAATGGTAGGATTGCCTACATGAAAATGAATGAACGCATCCGTGCAAGACGTAAAGAGCTGAAACTAACCCAAGCGGTCTTAGCCAAATTAGTGGGCGTTAACCGTGTGACTGTTACTGGGTGGGAGTCAGGAGATTATGAGCCAGGGGGTTCTAACCTTCAGGCGCTTGCTGCTGCGTTAAAAACGAATCCTCAATGGATAATTCATGGTATTGGAGATCCTGTATCGGAGGCACCAACCTATAAGCCTACCGAACGTTTTGGCGTGAAAAGGATTCCAGTCTTATCTTGGGTTCAGGCTGGTGAATGGACCGAAAGCGGCGCGCCAGTTACCGAAAATGATGTTTCAGAATGGATTTACACAACCGCAAATCTTTGTGATGAAGGATTCGCTCTGAAAGTACGTGGTGATTCAATGACTAACCCTAACGGTGCCCCAAGCATACCTGAGGGCTCAATCGTTGTTGTTGACCCAGACTACGGCAGTATTTACGAAGTAAACGGTAAGATTGTCGTTGCCCAAGTGATGGGCTCAGCAGAGGCAACGCTGAAAAAATTTGTAATTGATGGACCTATAAAATATTTGGTTCCTCTTAATCCGAACTATCGTGTGATGGAAGTAAATGGCAACTGTAAGATCGTTGGTGTTGTCAGGCAGGTTGTCACGGACCTCTGATTTTTGAAGAACAATGAAACCGGCATCAAAGCCGGTTTTTTTTACACCTGAATGTAAGTTTTCCTACAAACAGCATTGACACCAAAAGGTAAGTTATCCTACATTAATGTCGTAAGGAATAGGTGAATAGCACACAACACGGAAGCGCATTCCTCTTCTTCCGGTGGGGATCGGTTTGTAACTGAAGGAGTGCGCTTCCAGTTGTGTGGAGAACTAACGTGCCGCCATTGCAGTGGCGGCTAACCCATCAGCAAGAAATTCTAACCAGCTATTCACCCACTTTCATGGGTTGGGTTGCTGCACCCTAAATTCACGCGTTGCAGCGCGTCAGATGGAGAATAAGAGATGGCTAAGACAGCAAATCAACTAATTAAAGAGGCATACGAAATTGCCAGAGATATGCCACCAGCTCAGGGAACGATCGTCAAAGAACTGGCGGCTATCCTCGATGTTTCGAACGTAGCTCTTCGCCAGGTTCGTATCGAACGAGACGCTCTTCTCATCGAAGTCAAATCATGGGCGAAGGAGTGTGATCGTATTACTGAGCGACATACCAAGAAACGCACAAATCTGCATGTCCTCGAAGCAATGCGCGATTTGAAAGCGATTTGCCCCACCAGCTTTCGTAACGTGGAGGCACTCTGATGGCAAAAGACTCAAAGCTTGTATACGGCGCCAGTGGCAAAACGAACGTTTTGACGTTCAAACCTGAAAACCTGCACCTGGTTACCGACAAAACGCACCCGCTTTACGATGAGCGTATCCACCTGCCTATCAGCGAGGCAATGGTGCTGAACATCATGGACCAGGGCGTTCTTGAGCCGATTATCGTCTGGAAAGACCCGGAGACAGGGCTGTCTTGTGTGGTTGATGGTCGCCAGCGTGTGCGCCATACACTGGAAGCCAACAAGCGTCTGTCGAAAGAGGGCAAAGAATCGTTACTGGTTCCGGCAGTCGCTAAACGTGGCTCTGCCGTTCGCATGGCGCAGGCGATGGTAAGTGCTAACGAAATCCGCCAGGCTGATACGCCGCTGGGCCGAGCAAAGAAAATGGCTGATGCGCTGGACCGCGGGCACGACGAGGACGATTTATCGCTGATGTTTGGCGTGAGTGTTCAGACAGTACGCACAACGCTGTCGCTGCTGGATGCCACCCAAGCTGTCCGCGATGCAGTGGAGTCTGGAACTGTCACCGTTACCCAGGCGCGTCAGCTGGCATCGCTTAAACCTGAAGAGCAGCGGGAGAAGGTATCTGAAATCGAAGCGGCAACTGCTGGCACAACCGGCCATGAAAAAGCCCGGCGTCAGCGTCAGATCCTCGGTGATGCAAAGCCGCGCCTGAAAACCCGCAAAGAAATCACCAAAGCCCTGGGATCAGCCGAGGGTGAGTATGCAAGCGCACTTCGTTGGGTGCTTGGGGAGGAATCATAATGAGCAAAATAGGCGATCATTTCTTTGAATTTCCGGCGTCGCGTGGAACTCAGGGGGATTCAATTGTCCTGATGCTGACAGTACCTGCGCGGACACTAACGCGAGTCCTCGCCAGCGATAACTACGGCGACACCCTTGATCGATCTCAGCGAGAACTGAACCCCGCCAGGGCGAAAAAGTTTTATCAGTATCTCGTTGAAGCATACGAGAATAAGGAACCATTCATTATTCCGCCGCTTGTAGGCAACTGCGACTCGTATGTTGAATTCGAAGAGTTCGGAAACACTAATGTCGGGGTGGCCCGTTTCCCGATGGATGCAGAGATTAAATTGTTTGATGGTCAACATCGCGCAGCAGGGATTGCTGAGTATTGCCGCACCATTGATGAACCTATCCATGTTCCGATGATGCTTACTCTCCAGTTGCCACTGAAGACGCGGCAGCAGTTTTTCTCGGACATTAACAACAATGTTTCGAAGCCATCTGCGGCTATCAACATGGCCTATAACGGGCGCGATAAGAACGCGCAGGAAATGGTCAGCTTTATCAGTTCACACGACGTGTTTTCTGAAGTAACCGATTTTGAGCATAACGTCGTTCCCGCTAAAAGCGATAAGTGGGTGAGCTTCAAGGCCCTTAGTGATGCCACGGCAAAATTTTCAGGTTCCTGCTCAAAGGATGATCTTGAAGGGTTATGGAATGCGTGGCTTATGCTAACAGGTTTAGATGATATTCGCCGCGGTACGAATCAGGCCGAATATAAGCGCGAGTATATCCAGTTCCATGCCGTGATGATTAATGCCTTCGGTTACGCAGTGCAGCGGCTAAGCGAAGGCCGGGGAGTTCGCGGGGTCACGCTGATGATTGAGGATCTGGTTATGAATACCGGCATTGCCGAGCGTGAAGATTTTTTCCTCATTTCATCATGGGACGGGGTATGCGCCAGTTGTGAGAAAGCCAGGCCAACGGTCATTGCGAATGTATCTGCTCAAAAGGCGGCTGCATCACGCCTGATGGATGCCATCGTGAATAAAACTTTGTTTGTTAGTCGCAGTAAGGAGGCCAGCCATGACTGATATCACCGAGCTGACTAGCGTACAAAAAAACGCAAATATTCACCGTTTATCCAGGCTCATTGCCTACGCATCTAACGATGAATTTCGCCAATTGGCTGTTGAAGTTGAGCAAAACACTGATCAACTCATTGAGGCGCTGGAGAAGGCGCAGCAGCGTATCGAGGAGCTAGAGTATGATCTGTCTGAATGGACAGACTGCAAGCACGATGGTGCTACCTACTACGACATGAGCGGCCAAGAGCGCTGCGGGAGATGTGGTGCTGATCTATGACCAGCAAATTAAAGCGTCGTCGCTGGCGACGCATGCGCGATGATTTAGCTTGGTATAAGGCGGAGGCAAAAGACCTTAATTCGCGGTTAATGGAAATAGCCGATGAGGTGTCAACACTTCGCCACCATGTCCTGGCCGTTCCTATGCCAGTGTTGGTTCCAGTTCAAACCTACGTAGCAATTACAGGAGAGGCAGACCACGAGCTATGTAAAAAATGTAATGACGGCATTCGTGGAGGATGTTCATCCTGTACGTATCGTAGAAGTTAAGCCGGTTGCAGCCGGACTTGTGGAGATACACTATGAATCTTGATAACGAGATCATTTCAAACGCAGACCTCGAACGAATTACTGGATACAAGATCCCCTCAAAGCAATCACAGTGTTTACGTGATGCCGGGATTTTCTTTGTTGAAGGGCGAGACGGAAGACCACGCACTACCTGGGCGCATTTCAATAATCCTTTAGCTCAGAGATCACGACAGAACAACGTCGATAATTCGCTGCAGCCCAACTTTGGAGCACTTGATTAATGCCACGTCCGAGAAAAAATAAAGACGATGCCTGGATGCCTCCGAGGGTTTACCTCGGGAGATCAGCATATGAATATCATCCTAAAGGAGGAGGCAATATTCGCCTCTGCGACAAAACCAGTACACAAGCTCAGGTATGGAGTGCATGGGAAGCGCTAATGAACGATCGCCCGGACGACTCCATGATGGAAGGACTTATCGAACGCTTCTTTAAATCTGGTGAATTTTTCGAGCTGGCTCTGGAAACCCAAAAGGACTATAGAAAGTACTCAAAAAAAATTATAGATGTATTTGGGAAAATGCCGCCGGACGCTATCAAACCTGAACATATCCGGCGTTACATGGACAAGCGGGGAATAAAAAGCAGGACACAAGCTAACAGAGAAAAAGCTTTCATGTCTCGCGTGTATCGCTGGGCTTATGAACGCGGCTTCGTTAAAGGGAACCCTACAAAGGGTGTCCGCCAGTATAAAGAAGTTAGCCGAGATCGCTACATAACTAATGAGGAATACCTGGCGCTGTACTCTGTAGCTCCAGACATTGTGAAAGTCGCAATGGAACTCGCTTACCTCTGCTGTGCCAGACAAAACGATGTACTGGAGATGAAAAAAAGCCAATTTATGGAAGAAGGTATCCTGATAAAGCAAAGTAAAACGTCTGTTGCTCAGATAAAAGCATGGAGCCCGCGCTTGAACGCTGCACTTGAGTTGGCAAAAAATTTACCTCTTAACGCTGGCATGAGCAGTCTGTATGTCATCCACCAGCCAGCAGGCGGAAAATACACACGGGACGGCTTTAACAGTCGCTGGAGAAAAGCAAAAATTGAGGCGCAGGAACAGTACCCTCACCTTTCCTTTGACTTCACGTTCCACGATCTCAAAGCAAAAGGGATATCTGACCTCCAGGGCAATCTGTACGAGAAACAGGCAATATCAGGGCATAAGAACGTTGAGCAAACTGCCCGGTATGACAGAAAAATTGCGGTAGTTCCGGTTGTAGATGGACAGGTGGAAAGGAAAAATATTATGAAGTGATATTATGAAATGGGTGGTTTTGGAACAAAAAAACCACCCGTAGGTGGTTTCACGACACTGCTTATTGCTTTGATTATTCTGCTTTTATCCCAATGGTACCCGGAGTGGGACTTGAACCCACACAGCGCGAACGCCGAGGGATTTTAAATCGTGCGCTTTTTATATCATAATCAAATACATATAAACGATTTTCATAAGAAACATTTAGATGCTTGACCTTAATTATCAGATAGTTACAACCCTATAAAATGTTTAATTATGAAAAATAAGCCCCTAAGATTAAAGGACTATTTAAAAAGGACTGTTGATACAGTAGCCCCCATTTCTGCAACGTTTTCATCATCCAGAAGCTATCTTCGTTTTCTTCCATTATCCACTTTAAACCATATAATAGATGTTGTAGTTTGATTCCGTTCACTCTGAAAAAACATAACATTTTGAATATTTTTATCTAGGCACTAAACAAAACAACCGATTTTTCACTATGAATACTATTTATTAACATATGCATATTCAAATTATTAACATATGCATATTCAAAGTAAAATGCTGTTAAATTATTTACCAACACACCATAAAAAAATAATATTATCGTTTATAAACTCAAGTATGCTTCATTTGTTCATACATAAAATAATTATAGAGTTTTCACCTATTATTTTAACATGTACTAATGGGCAGCAATTTGACAAGAAGAATTCCCCACTACAATAAACTCTTCTTGTTTATGATAAAAAACCAAAAGGGCGTCTCAGTCGTAAACCTTACTAAAACCACTCTTCAGCTTTAGAGTTGCACCTTCTGTAGTTTCCTGAGGGATATATTTCCGGATATATGATCTTATACTTCCGAGATCTATTTTCTTTAATTTAGCAGTTTGCATGACAACATTCCCATCTTGTACGCCGGATATTTTTTTCTTTATTATTAAACCCAAGGCACTAACACTACTCATGTTGAGATCTATTATATTATAATGTTTTGACTTTATATCAGAAATAAATGAATCGCCATCTTTTTGGCTTACCGACAAACCACACTCTTCAAGGTCTTCGTCACTCAAAAAAATACAATCTATAGATGATAGGCTACCACCATTAGTCACTAATGAAGCAACGACTTTTTTATCATCTTCACTGTCAAGGTTTTCACTGTCAACTTTCCAAATAGATAATGTATTTTCAGAAGTTCTGCAGCAATTTGTTACACCATCGGTACCAAGTGCATTTGCAGCAACATTACCGTTAATTGGATTCCTCCAATCCCATTTAGACTTTGTTACCTTCCTGATATAAATAGTCATCATTAACTCACTCTTTTACATACTGCATAAGATTGGTAATAACTTTTCCTTTATATTCATTGAGGAATGAATATTCAAAATCCCTGATGTTCCTAGCTATTTTTAAAGCATCTTCATCTTTGCCGAATTTGTCCAAGAGAGACAATGCACCTTCACATGCACAAACATCCTTATGAGATGAAAACATCGTAATTATTGTAAGCGCGATATCCTCAATATCTGACTCTTCAAGAGACATTAGAAGAGCAAAAAACTTCTCAATAGTATTACTATCTGAAATAAATACTTTCCTTGTCGCCATGTTAATGAATGACATTTGTCCTTGGGATTTATTTTTACTAAAAATATTTTCGACAACATATTTTAGCTCAGGAGTATCACCATAACCAAAATCCTCGGAAACAAGCATATTGTAAACAAACCGCATTATGCCATCTAAATCATCTGATTCATTAACCTTTGAGTCCGTAATAACATTCTCGGCAAGCTCAAAGTAAGAACTCATACTTGTTGATGATTTTCTTTTTTCATCATGACTTGTATGAATTTTATTCAAGTAATTAAAAACCACCTTATTGTAGGTAGTTCCTGTATTAGCACTTACATCTTGCACCCAATTATTCTTCATGTTGTCATGAACCATAATGACCTCACCCCAACAAACGTTCTACATTGTCACTCGCAATATCAAGAAGTTGTGATGATAATTCAGTCGTAATAGAAAATCTGTCAGCTGATTTTTCTACAACTGTATTTACATCTAACTGAGTAACAATCGCATCGAAATTTTCATTAGGATTGCCTGCATTCATAACAGGACCACGGGTGACTGTAGATATAACATTGAGGGTTTCTTCACCATGTTGTCTCCTTGCAGCCCTTCTTGTGTTCCATTCAAAGAACTCTTCAGGATTGTCACCTTTAAAAAACTTATTATACATCTGAGTATTAAACTCATTAGTAGTTCGTCTGATCAATGTTACAATAGATGCAAGGCGCCACGCTCTAACCTCAGGCTTGATTTTCCGAAGGGCTGTTGTGATAAAATCTAGCTTCTCAATAAGCTCTTCATTTGTTGGCCTAGTACTTCTACAAAGAATATTTATATTTACCGTCTCTGACGAAAATAATACAGATACGTTATCAAACTCATTTAAACCCACTATTCTAATAACTTTTTGCACCCCATTTGGCGTTATTTCATCAGCATAACTAGGTAAAAATTTATTATCAAACGCAGTAATAAGCGGAAAGATTTTTTCTGGCGCTGTATCAACAAATCTTTCTCTAATAAAATAGATAAATTGGAACTCAAACATTAAAAACTCCTTTTTTATTCATTTTCACTTATAAGATGTTGCTACATGCAGCTTGCTGCAGCTCATTTCCTCCTAGTTTATACCATAACTTAATGCTTCTGTGAGAGGAAATTTGTGATGTTTCCTGCAAAAGCCATTGAGATTTCTTAATCTCAGTTGTAAGTACTTTGATAAAATTTTCAATAAGTTATATGGTATTTCTGAAAATCATACCTATCTTGTTTAGTCTTATCAGGTTTTCTATAGGTCACTATAGTGCTCTAGTACCTCATAACGAAGGATAAGGTTGTTTTTGTCCTGGAGCGCAAGACATTGTATTCAATCGTTCTTTGTACAATTCCGGGTATTTGAGCCAGCGTTGCACAATTTATCTACAGCTAGCCCCCCCTGTCAAAAGGTGCTAAACCCTCGGTTATAGACCTCCATTCGGGTTGTATAACTGAAACGTGCGCTCATCGCCTTCCTGCGTTGAGACATCCCGGAATGTCTTCACATAGTGCTCTATCCACTGGTTAGCCTGCCGTGGCGACCAGTGCCAGTTATATCTCTCCAGTTCCTGCAGAAATCGCCTGGTGGTGAGGATGCGCTTTCCGTTAGGCAGTATATCTATTGCCTTACGGCAGGCCGTCTCGATTTCGTATAAACGCGGCATACTTCCCCCTGTCAAACTTACTGTATATAAATACAGTAAATGCATGTGTGCAGCAGATCAATATTGGCAGTGGCTATCAATGATCAGCGCTGACGTAACGCATTGATGCCTCAATTCGACTGGCAACATTGAGCAGGGAAATATTTATAAATCGTCTTCACCCCCTCCTATTACATCGGCTACCGACCCAATGTTTTAACTGCTCAGACCAGAAATATCTGGAAGCTTTAGGCATCTTCTTGGAAGATAGATGAGCGCAAAGACGCACACAGCAATAATGTTATGTAGTATTTTCCCCTTGAGTGTGCCTGCTCAAGGGGATTTTTTATCGCCGTATTGTACTGGCAAATATTTGTAAATAGTCTTCAC